GTGAAGACCCAAAAAACAAGTACTACCCGTATCGTGAAGGCCCTCGAGTCCGGCAAGGGGATCACCTGCGCCCAGGCTGTCTCCCGGTTCAACATGACGCCGGCTGTTTTCTATGCGACCATCCATAGCTTCAAGAAGAACAAGAAGATGGACGTTCGTTCCGTGCCGAACCACAAGGGACTGAACCGCTACTACGTTCCGGCTTCCGTCGCTGCCTGATCAACCGGTTGTTGGAAACGGGAGTAGGTCCTCGGGGTCTCTCCCGTTTCTCTTTTGATGAAAAGAAAAAGTCATGTACTTCTCCGGAGAGGAATGGTTCTCTACGGAGCTGAGAAATTGGAAGGGTTCCCCTATGCAAGTAGCCACGATGGGCCGTCCGGCGGAGGCATCTGCCACGTCCGCGGCCTTGACCCCGTTCACCATCCAGGAAGTCGGCCAGGCAGGCCAGGACTCCATGGTGGCGACCGCCAACGTCGCCGACAAGATAACGGCCATTGCCAGGTCAGGCGACATCGACGAAGTCGGAAAGTCATTATCTGGCTTGCTCTCGGCAGCTCGTCAGTATGATCCGTCGAGCTTCGCGAAGGGGGGTTTCCTAGGTTTCTTCCGTAAGAAACTGCAGGACGTCCGCAGTCATTTCCAAACGGTCGACTCACAGGTCGACCAGCTCGTCAACGAGACGGATCAGCGTATCTCTCTCTTCCGAAACAGGATCGGGGACCTCGAGCAACTCTACAACCAGAACGAAGCCTACCACGCCGAACTCGAGGCGAAGATCAAGAACATCGTCGACAGGGTCGAGTGGATGAAGCAGAACGTTCCGGTTCCTGGAACCAACGGTGCCACCGCCCAGTCAGTTGCCGACTGGAACGCCATCATCACCTATGCAGGAAAGCGGGCCGACGACCTTCGTCGTGCCCAGGTGCTCTCCGAGCAGCAGGGTCCGCAGATCAAGCTGATGGCCATGAACTCCGCCGGCCTCGTCCAGAAGTTCTCCGAGGTCAAGACGACCACCATCCCGATCCTCAAGAACGCCTTCGCTCTCTATATCCTGAACGAAGAGGCAGGAAAGGGCGCGGCCTTCGCCGACTCCATCGACGACCTCACCAACAAGACCCTCCAGGAAAACGCCAAGAAGCTCGGGCAGAACACCGTTGCGATCAACAAGAGCCTGTCCCGCTCCACCGTCGACCTGGATACCCTGCGCCTCAACCATGCGGAGCTCCTGAAGAGCCTCGACAGCGTGACGCAGATCCAAACCGAGATGAAGGACCGCCTGGCGAAGGAGAGCCCTCAGATCGAGCAGCTCTCCCAGGACCTGGTCAAGCGTCTCGCATCCCCGCCGAAACCGTAACAAAGGAGCGTTAGTACAATGTCAATCACACTCGTGAAGGAGAAGGCCGAGAAGGTCGGCATCTCCCTTGAGAAGAAGGGGATCGTCAAGGTCCCACCGCTGCGCGTAGTCGCCGACTACGACGTCTCTGGATCGATGCAGGGCGAGTACCGCTCCGGCCACGTCCAGAGCGCGGCAGACCAGGTCCTCGGTGTCGCCTACAAGTTCGACGACGACGGCGAAGTCGACGTCTTCGTGTTCGACCACGAGGCGAGCCGCATCGGTACCTCGAACGCCGAGGATTTCGGCACCTACGTGTCGAAGAACATCACGTCAGGTGGAAATCACCACCTCTGGGGGAGCACCAGCTACCAAGCTGCCCTTCGTGCCAACATGGACTTCCTCTTCCCGACTGAGAAGAAGGGCGGTTTCCTGGGCTTCGGTGGAAAGACGGTCCAGAAGGACCCGAACCCGAAGCCGGCACTCGTCCTCTTCTTCACGGATGGTGAGCCGGATTCGAACGACGACGCCGCATCCATCATCGAGGATGCCCTGGAATATCCGGTATACTTCCAGTTGGTCGGCGTTGGAAACGCCACCTTCTCGAAGCTGAAGCGTCTGGCGGACACCTACGACAACTGCGGGTTCGTCAACATCAGCTCGTCGAAAGCCACAGACGAGGAGATGTACAACGAACTCATGTCGGATGAGTTCGTCTCCTGGCTCAAGAAGATCGGAGCCTCCTGATGGAACAGCTGTCGGCAGACAAGGTCAAGGAAATAGTGGATTCCGTTACTTCCAGCGGAATCCACTTGATGGTGGACCTCGAGACCCTCTCCACGAAACCGACAGCAGCGATCCGAGAGCTGGGCTGGGCGTTCTTCGACATGGATCACGCACCCGGGACGATGCTGTCGTCTGGTTCCGTGTACATCGACCCCCAGCCCATGCTTAACAGCCCAAATTTCCATACGGACTGGGAGACCATCAGGTGGTGGATGCTCAACGAGGAGAGAGCTCGTGCCGACTTCGCGAACCCGACGAAAGTACCTCTGGACGAAGCCCTGAAGTTCTTCTCCGATGAAGTCATCAAGCCGCGTCCCGAACCCATTATCGGTGTTTGGTCACACGGGGCTTCGTTCGACATGCCGATTCTCCACAACGCCTACGATTTCGTCGGCATCGACCTGCCTTGGTCATATCGTATCATACGAGATACGAGAACCATCTTCGACTTCGGAAAACCTCTCACCGCCATCAACCCCATCTCCCACTCGGCGTTGCACGACGCCGTCGCTCAGGCGACTGAGATCCAGGCCGCCGTGCAAGCCATCACGAGAAAGTTCAAGTCATGAAACCAGCACTCAGTTACTTCTACGTGCCGATCGCGGCGTTCGTCGTCGGTGTCACGGCGGCGTTCATCCTAGCAGGTCCTGCCGTTGCCTTTACCGTGGCGGTTCTGGCGATCCTCGAGATCAGTCTGTCCTTCGACAACGCCGTGGTCAACGCATCGGTCCTCCAGAACTGGTCTCCAGCCTGGCGATCCGCGTTCATGGGTCTCGGTATCATCGTCGCGGTCTTCGGCATGCGGCTCGTGTTCCCCATCGTCATCGTTACCGCGACGACGGGGCTCTCCGTGTCCGAAGTGGTCGGCCTCGCCCTTCACGACCAGGCGACCTATGCGAAGCACCTCACGGCGGTCCATGGTCTCGTAGCTGCCTTCGGCGGCGCGTTCCTCGGTATGGTCGGTCTCGGTTTCTTCCTTGACGATTCCAAGGATTCCCATTGGCTCGGATGGCTTGAGAAGCCCCTGGCAAAACTCGGACAGATCGAAGCAGTACACGGCGCCGTCGTCATGGCGGTGGTGTGGTTCGTGTCGACGTTCCTCCCAGGTACAGAACGCATGACCTTCATCGTTGCGGGAATCTTGGGCTTCGTCGCCTTCGTCGCGACGAAGGCGGTCGGCAGCCTCCTCTCCGGAGGAGGTGAGGATTCCGGCACGTCCAAGGTGATCCAGGCCGGCGTCGGAGGGTTCTTGTACCTCGAGCTGCTCGACGCCTCCTTCTCGTTCGATGGGGTCATCGGTGCCTTCGCGCTGTCCCAGGACCTCGTGTGGATCACGGTCGGTCTCGGCATCGGGGCTCTCACGGTCAGGGAACTGACGCTCCTGGCCGTAGATCGTGGTACTCTTGCCGAATACCCCTACCTCGAGCACGGTGCGTTCTGGGCGATCCTGTCTTTGTCTGGCCTGATGATGGCTTCGGCGGTGACCGAAATCCCGGAGAGCGTGACCGGACTGATCGGAGCCGGCCTCATCGGTGCGGCCTTCGTTACGAGCCTCATCAAGAACCGTTACTCGGCCACGGCGACGGCCTAGTACGAGACCTAAGTAGTCGCCTTTGTGATCACAACGCAGGAGTTTACACAATGAGTATCAGCCTCAAGAAGGACCAGAAGATCAACCTGAGTAAGGAAGCTCCTGGTGCGCAGAAGTTCATCATCGGCCTCGGTTGGGACCCCAACGCATCCGGCGGCTCCAACTTCGACCTCGACGCATCGGCGTTCCTTTGCATCCATGATGAGAACGGTAACCCCCGTCTGGCAGACGACCCAGGTTTCATCTTCTACGGAAACCTGGAGAGCCCCGACGGCGGCGTCGTCCACACGGCCGACAACCTGACCGGTGGAGGTGATGGAGACGACGAGCAGATCATCATCGACTTCTCCAAGCTCGACCCGAAGTACGTGGAGATCCCGATCGTGGTTTCCATCTACCAGGCTCATTTACGGAAGCAGTACTTCGGCATGGTGAAGAACGCCTACATCCGTATCGTCGACGCCTCGAACAACCAGGAAGTGGCTCGCTACGACCTGACCGAGGACTTCTCGATGGAGACGCTCGCCCACTTCGGCAGCCTCTACAAGAAGGACGGCGAATGGCGGTTCTCTGCGGTCGGCGCCGGCTTCCAGGCCGATCCGTCGCAGGGCCGTACCGGTGAACTCGACGACTTCGTCAAGTTCTATGGCGGACATCTTGCAGCTGCCTGATCGACCTCTGTTGACCTTGACCCTGCCCGTGGAAACAGCTATGACCACGGGCAGGGCGGCTACCATCAGGAAAATCATAGATAGCCGACGCACGTCCAGTGAATCATTCGACGGAGATCTGATAGTGGTTCAGAACAGGGTTCCTTACCCAAAGGTTAAGACCATGTCTGGTGCAGCCGGTGGCTCCGGAGGTACTGGCGCAGTCCACACCATGGATGGCGGCAGTCCTGCACACACCCAGCCTCTCCACCAGAGGTCTGCCGAAGCCAACACGAAGACCATGCAGGCCATTGTCCATCCCGTGAAGACAGCACCGCTTCCTCCGGCAACCATTACGGTTCCCAACGCCACGATCGCAAAGGTCGAAGCTCTCGAGAAAGCAACTTTCTCCGAACTGACCGTACCCGGGTTTGACACCGGTAAAGTCAACGCCCGTTGTGCCATATTCCTTAACAACAGACGCCCTATCCAATCATGGGGTGATGAGGATGCCCTCGCCCTGTCGAGTCTCGCTGACTTCCAGCTTGACGTCACCAGGTTCATGACGGATGCCGATGCCCCGCAGCTCATGGATCGTACGAGACAGTACTACACCACACCCCCGACGCCACCGAAACGTAGCTTCTGGAATTCGTTTGCACCGCTAACGCCACCGCCGGTCATCGACTTCAAATCTGCTCTCCAGGCAGACCTCGTCGTTCTCAACGACGTGTGCGTCAAGGTCAAGGACAAGCTCGTCGACGTCGAAGATCGCATCAATCGACTCACGCTCGACCAGGCAATCGTGACAGCCGCCGCGAAGGTGGTCGCAGGCATAGACCAGGCAGCTGCATCGTCACGTGCCAGGAGTCTCCTCGCCGTCATCCAGACGGCAGGCATGATCAGACAGGCATTGGTCAACCTCCATGCCATGGCGACGAAGCAGCAGGAACAGGTCGACCATTTCCTGACCGTACTCATTCCCCAGTGGACCCTCTCGAGGGGTCTTAGCTCTGCACAACCAGGCCCAGGATCTGGTGCCGGCGGCCTCGGTCATTCCTTCTGACCCATTGTACCTTATTTCGGCTCCTCGGTAGGATGCCGTCATGAGCAACAGACTCCCACCCCTGACGTGGATCGCACTGGCCTCAGGAAGGCCGAGTGGTTGCCTCGGTCGTCTCTTTGGATTAGCCTTGGCCTGGGGCATTTTTCTCGTTCTGGTGTACATGGCCTCCATCCTGTTGCATAACTAAGGCGTCAAACAGGAGACAGACACATGTTCACGTTCCTTTTCGGTGCCGCATTCGGGGCTGGTGCCCTCTACCTCGCCCAAAAATTTGGTTACATCAAGGCGCCGGCGGTCTAGTTGGCACACGACAGTTTTTTCATCTCAGACACTCACTTCGGGCATGAGAATGCCTGGAAGGTGTTCAAGGGACCGGACGGAGTATCCCCACTCCGTCCGTTCTCCTCCACAGAGGAGATGGATGAAACTATGGTGGCGAACTGGAATCGCGTCGTGCGTCCCCAGGACTACGTCTACCATCTCGGCGACGTCGCCATCAAGAAGCAGTACCTCTCGATAGTCGGCCGTCTGAATGGCCACAAGCGGCTCATCATGGGGAACCACGACATCTTCGACCTGAAGGAGTACATGAAGCACTTCGAGAAGGTCAAGGCCTACCAGATCCTCGATAGGTTCATCTTCTCCCACGTGCCGATCCACCCCGGTTCCCTAAGCAGGTGGTCTGGTAACGTGCACGGCCATACCCATGCGAACGTGGTCAACATCGATGATGCAGTCCCAGACCCACGTTATCTGTGCGTCTCCGTGGAGCACACCGACTACACCCCGGTGAATCTGGAGTGGGTCATCAAGAAGTTCAAGGAACGTGGCCTGTATGGCAAACCGAGGCCTGCTGATGCCGTCGTATAAATTGGTCGCACACCATCTCGGCGACCATGTACAAGATCTACACCAAACCCAACTGCCAGGGCTGCTTCAAGGCGAAGCGCCTCCTTGACTCGAAGGAGATCGAGTACCAGGAAGTCCGCATCGGTGTCGACATCACCAAGGAGCTTCTCCTGGAGCTTCTCCTGGAGATGGCTCCGTTCGCTAGGTCAGCACCCCTCATCTTCCTAAACGAAACCTATATCGGTGGGTTCAACGAGTTGCAGGACCACATCAACAGGAAGTACCAGGGGAACATGCTGCTCGAATGAGTCCTATCCCCTGGTATCGTAACCCCAACTTCGCCCTCCTTCCGACCCTCCGGATGGACCACTGGGGTTGGGAGCTCTTCTGGACGTTCTTTCGTATTTGGAGGGTCCCGTCGGCGGGCATACATATCGAGGCTGAGGTGACGAAGTTCTTCTTCGGTATCGGCATCGTCTTCCTTCCAATTAAGATAACCGTAGGATTCCCGACATGGTGGATGTGGTCACGAACAACTACGACTTGATGGAGGTCAACGAGCTTTCTGAGAAGAGCATGGGAGGCACTGAGCTCCTGCAGCGCCGTCTCTATGATGGTTCTGTGCCCCGAGCCCTCCTTGAGAAGTTCCAGATCATACCATCCAGGGTTCGTGAACTGAAGGCCGATAAGCATAAGATCTTCTGGGCTCATGACCTTCCGGAAGACCCTGAGTCCCGTCGCCTAACTGACCCTATGTTCCGAAAGAAGTTCGACAAGCTCGTCTTCGTCTCGAACTGGCAATTGCAACGCTACGTTCAGACTCGAGGTGTCCAGTATCACGAATCGACCGTCATCCGCAACTCCATCACTCCTTTCCCTGAACAGAGCAAAGACTATTCCGGAGAGATCAGACTTGTCTATCACTCCACACCCCATCGGGGTCTGGACATCCTAGCTCCAGTTTTCGAGAAGCTAGTTCAGGAGTTCCCGAACGTCCATCTCGACGTGTTCTCCAGTTTCGGTCTCTATGGATGGCAAGATAGGGATCAGCAATTCCGTCCCCTCTTCGATAGGCTCGCGAAGACGAAGAACGTCACGCTCCACGGGTCGAAGACGAATGAAGAGGTAAGGGAGCACCTGAAGAAATCCCACATCTTCGCCTATCCCTCGACCTACCTAGAGACGTCATGCCTGTGTCTCATCGAAGCCATGTCAGCCGGTCTCGTCTGCGTCCACCCAAATCTCGGAGCCCTTCCAGAGACGTCGATGAACCTGACGTGGATGTATGACTGGAACGAAGACAAGAACAACCACGCCTCCATGTTCTTCGCCGTGTTGAAGCAGGCCGTGTGGACTATCCAGAACGATCCGGCGTCTCTCCGAAACTCTCTGGCTCTCCAGAAGACCCAGACGGATGTCGTCTACGGCTGGGATAACCAGCGTCGGCAATGGGAGGCGTTGCTTCAGGGCATCATCCAGAGATCGTCTGGGACTCCGTGACGATCTCGCGCGTTTTTGAGAACTGTACTTTTTTCTCAGTTCATGATAGAATAAGATTCTATCGCGACACGGAGGAAGGTCATGTCGAAGCGTTCTGAGAGCAGAATTTTTGACGAGAGGGTCATGGGACCGGAGCCGGTCGTCACAGCCCTCCCTGGCAAATCAGCGTATGAAGTGGCTCGCATCTTCAACTGGTACTCATATATGACCGAGGTTGAGGAGTGCGTCTCCTGGATCACCCTGTACATGGAGGAGCATGGCTTCACCAAGGAGCAGATCCGCCAGGCAAAGGCCGTCAACCCGAAGCACTTCCATTCCACCGTCTTCTGGCTTTCCCGCCTCTCCCAGAATGGGACTGTGCTCGGCGACGAGTGGGAGAACAAACTGAAGTCCAAGATCCTGGAGTCCCTGGGTCATTACCGCGACGAGGAACCTCCGGTGGAGGAAGGGGCTGAGAAGCCGCCGGCCCCATCCGTCGACCGTTCCAAGGAACGGATCATGGTTCTCATCGGGGACTTCGAAGAGATACTTGATTCCTACCTCTGCGGCAAGGGTCCGAAGGAACCAAAGTCGTATGAGTTCTTCAGGAAGCGCGACGCAAAGGCTGGGCAGGTCGAAGCCGTCCGTACCTACTACGAACCTCTGGTCAAAGAACTGGCTGACGCCGTGGACGGTAAGGACGAAGACCTCGTCGAGGCCTATTCGCACATGTCCAAGAAACAGCTGAAGGGTTATCACGAATGGGTCAAGCAGCTGGTCGATGGCTGCAAAGCCTTCGTGTCTGCGGTGCGCAACGAGCGGCCTCGGACCGTTCGCCAGAAGAAAGCGAAACCGGCCTCCGAGTTGGTCAAGAACGTGAAGTACGCCAGGGGCGACGAGGCCCTTAAGGTGTCGTCTGTCGATCCAGGAAAGATCATAGGGGCGAAGACCCTCTACCTCTACAACACTAAGTACAAGAAGCTGCAGCTCTACGTCTCGGCTAACGACCTCGGCTTCTCGGTGAAAGGTACAACCATCGTGAACTTCGACGAGAAGAACTCGATGGAGAAGACTCTCCGCTGGCCTGAGAAGCAGCTGCATGAAGTACTGAACGGCGGGTTCGCAGCAGCCCGCAAGACATTCGAGGCGATCAAGACCTCACCCGGAAAACTGACCGGCCGGATCAACGAGCATACGGTCATCCTAAGGATCGATAAGTGATGGACTCAGCAAACAATGTAGTAGTCGCTTTCCCATCAAGTAGGATGGTCCGTGCTCCGGTCGTAACGGAGGACATGACGGTCCAAGAAATCAAGAGCGTCGGAGAAGCCAACAAACTGGCCTATGCCGCCTCGATAGCAGATGACGTCACGGCCGACGTCTTCATGAAGATCGCCATGGCCGGTTTCAATCCGGCAGATGACTCCCTCCTCAAGGATTCTATGTTCGTGTACGAGGCGGTCAAGAGCCTGATGCTCAAAGCCATGGGGATGCCTCACTCCATCCAGAAGATGGCCGATCGTATGATGCAGTTGCCTGCCGCCCTTAAGGACGTACTGGCTGAGGATGAAATGCAATGATCCTCGTCGACTTCTCGCAGATCATGGTGGCCACATGGGCGGTGACCATGCTGCAGATGCGCAAGCAGCCCTCGTACGAGGAGATGTTCCCCAACTCGGATCGAGGTAAGGTCAGCATAGGTCTCGTTAGGCACATGGCACTCAACTCCCTTCGTGCCAACAGGGTCAAGTTCAAGAAGAAATATGGTGAACTCGTCATCGCCTGCGATGCCAATTCGTGGCGGAAACAGGTGTTCCCCCACTACAAGGCAAACCGCAAGAAGGACTCCGACTCGGGAATCGACTGGGCAGCTTTCTATGAAGCCTGCAACTTGGTGATCGCCGAACTCGATCAGCACTTCCAGTATCCGGTCGTCAGGTTCCAGAGCGCCGAGGCAGATGACGTCATAGCCACCCTCGCTGAGAAGTACCACACACTGGAACCGATCCTTATCCTTTCTTCAGACAAGGACTTCTCCCAACTCCAGAAGTTCTCGGGGGTTGAGCAATACAACCCCGTCCAGAACAAGATGATCGAATGCACAAACCCCGAGCTGTTCCTCAAGGAACATATCATACGAGGGGACTCCGGAGACGGCATACCAAACTTCCTGAGCCAAGACGATTCCTTCGTGAACAAGGTTAGGCAGAAAGCAATCCTGTCCAAGAACCTGGGGAATTGGTTGCTCCAAGAACCAGAGCAGTTTTGTAACGAAGAGACCCTCCCCCGCTACCGTCGAAACGAACGACTCATCGACTTTTCCTTCATCCCGGAGGAAGTCAAGACTGGGATAATTGATACGTACCGATCCCAACTGGGTAAGGAGAGATCCGGCCTCTTTGAGTACTTCGCCCGGTCAGGCCTACGCGACTTGACCCAGCACGCAGGAGACTTTTGATGAAACAGGACGAAGCGGTCAAGTTGGCATCCATGCTGCATGAGCGCCTGGCTAGGGACGCGGGAGGTCTCAAGACGAATTTCTACGACCTCTCGAGTCAACGACAGGCGACATACATAGCAGCAGTGACCATGTTGGTCAAAGACATCGAGAAGGGATATTCCCATGCTACCAGGGTTCATGACATTCGTCTTCGTGGGGATGCTGTGGTACCCGGGACACGTGGGTCCGAAGCCTGACGAATTCTACGCCATTCCCGAAGACAGTTTCAAGAAGTGCATGGATCTCGAGATGAGCTTCGAGAAGATCATGGAAGACCGGGCATCTGTATCACAAACTGCCGACGAAGTCGCTGCTCGTTGGACTAGCCACTGCCAGATCTATATGTCAGGAAACGGCAAGGACCCGATATGAACAAGTCCCTCTCAGAGATACTCACGGAGATCTCAGAAATCAAGATGACTAAGGACAGGAGTGCAGCCCTTTCTAAGGCTGTGTCCAAGAACCAGGCACTGCGAAAACTCCTGCTCCTTGCCTATGACGAGACCCTCATCTTCAATGTCCCGAAGACTGTGGACTACCGTCCATGTCTCTTCCCTGACCAGCAGACCCGTCTCTACCAGGAGATGAAGAGGATGTACCTCTTCATCGGTCAGAGCAGGCTCGATGAGAAGAAGCGAAGGCTCCTTTGGACCCAATTCCTGGAGGGCATCGACCCGAAGGACGCCGAGCTCATGATCGCCGTGCGTTCGAAGAGGATCCCGTACAAGAACTTCTCCCGTCGTTTCGTCGAGGAGTCGTGCCCTGGCCTCATCCCAGATAGGAAAGCAAACCCTCCTGTGGATAAATAGATCATGCCAACGTACACCTTCCGCAACAAGAAGACCGGTCGAGAATGGACCGATATGATGAAGATCGCCGAGATGGAAGAACTTCTCGCCCAGGACCCAAACGTTCAGCAGGTTCCAGGAAATCCTTTCTACGGTGATCCGCATCTCCAAGGCCGAAGGAAACCTCCGGAAGGTTTCCGAGACGTCCTCAAGGAGATCAAGCGTAAGACGAAATCCGCATTCATCAAGAATACCGTCAACACATTCTAGCCCGAAAGGACCCCGATGTCCAGGAGACATCCCCGGGATAAAGATTCCGGAAAGAGGTCAGGACTATCCATCCGCAGCTTCGCTCCTAAGACGGAGAACCAAGAGAAGGTATTCTCCGCTTTCTCGGAGGAGATGAACCTACTCCTGACAGGAACTCCTGGAACTGGCAAGACTTTCGTCTCCATCTATCTCGGCCTCAAGGCCGTCGAGGAGAAGCGCTTCAAAAAAGTCATCATCGTCAGGTCGGCAGTCCCAACCAGGGACATAGGCTTCCTTCCCGGCAATATCGCCGATAAACAGAGGGCATACGAGATACCGTACAGAGCTATGTGCTCGGAGATCTACGGCCGAGGGGATGCCTACGACGTCCTCAGGACCAAGGAGATGATAGACTTCGTTACCACTTCA